TCACTTCAACTAACTTCCATTGATACCGGTACCCGGTTCTAACGGGCCACAAACCTGCCCATGGCGAGGTCTTGTGCGGATACGTCCCCCAGGGTTTCCCACTAGGTTTCAGGCTTGGTACTGAACTGGCATGCCAACCACCAGATCCACCCGAAGGTGGTATGTCCTTCCGCCCGAAGGCGGCAGCCGTACTCCGGTCAATGGTGCGAAACGAATCATCGTTAGTTGTCGCTCCGACTCAAACACCCCCAAGGGGGCCTCACTCTGTCTCAAACCCTCGGACCGGAACGGATTCCAGAGATGTCCCGAAGGAGAGTTGACACCGTCCGCCCCGAGGCAAGACAGAGTGATTGCTTCCAGGGAAAGTAATCAGGCGATGGAGAGGATGGAATCCTCGGAATCGTTGATGAAGACTTTCCTCGTCGATATTACCGTCCCCACCCCAGGCCGGCTCTCTCGGGTGGAACCAAGAGAACACGACCAGGGGTGGATTCAATCACCGAACCAGACTCGATCCAGAAGCCTGGACCCGGGACGTGGTCCCAAACAAGTCTTTTCTTAGGGGACAGATAGACTTGCTGCCATCTCAGGGCCTTCCTGTGGGCGAACCTCCGACGGAGCTCAAAGTAGGTTGATTGGTCAACACGAGGATCAACCCTACACTGAGCACTCTGGAGACGGAGATCTGGCCGTGACCTGGCATACGCCGCCGCAGTCGGATGGGATGGGGGGGTCTTAACCGTAAGTCCCATCCTCTGATTGCAGCGGCCATACGCATCACGCAGGCCGGCCATGAAGATCTCCACCTCCGTCGGAGGTTCATCAACCTCTCCCCACCTTCGGAACTCACGCATACCATAGGTCATCGAGACTGCGCGTCGCACAAACGACTCGCAGCCCCTCACCTCTATGCGGGAACCCGAAAACGGAGGCGGCTCCCCCTCCGAGATCACTCTCCCAATCTTCTTTCGGTCCTCGGGGACTCTCAACCACCAGCTAGCAAACAACTTAGCTGAAGGGAGATGGCCCCCAAGGCCGCCGAAACGTATTGGGAAGAAGAGGGGTCTCGGAGTGAGCCGAAGGAGAGGTTGGAAAGTGCTAACAATGAGTCGACGAGCAAGTTCAGGCCGGGGTGCCCCCCGAACAAACTCCGTCGCTCTCGCACCTATCTCCTCGAACGACATCTCATCCAACCGACCATGTTTATCTGAAAACCTCAAGAGACGGAGGTTAACACATGGCAGGTGTTTCCATCCTTGAGAACAAAGGATGAAAACCTGAGAATTGATGACGCCGACGGAAGGGTGCTGATAGCACTTCCCCACAGAAAGAGCCCAGTTGGCCTCAGTCACGGCTCTCTCCCAGCGGGTGTAGGATTCCCTGTTCTCCACGGATATAATATCATCACCATTAATCCGTACAGGCAAACTCCTACCCTTCACGCCTCGAAGCAACTTCGAAAGGCGCCCGGGATCCTCGAACCGAGACCGAAGCCAAATGGCCAGGTTGATGATGCAGAGCACAGGGAAGGACAAATGGCAACCCATGAGCTGTCCTGACCTCTGCTCCACCACTCGACCACCCGGATAATGGAGCACATTGTCCGTCAAGGACCTCCGGGCCTCCCTCACAACCAAGAAATGGGTTGGAAAGAGGCTCGGATCAGACGGACGACAGTGATCCAGAATCCTACCAAGGACGGCGTGTCCCAGCCTACTGGAGATTCCATCAGTAGCACAACTATAATCCCCTGAAGAAATGAACTCACCCTCCATAGGGTTGAGGACTTCAAGGTGCTCAGGGCCAACCCACTCCCCAATCAAACGGAAGTACGACTTCTTCCGGAGACGAGAGTGGATGGCCTTTTGCAAGGGTCGAAAATAGTTGTCAAAGGCCGGGACAGCCGTGACTACGCGTGCCTTCAAAGGGTCACTCACGCACACTGCCCTGCAGTGCCGTTCACGTAGTCCGCCGTCCTCAGAAAAGTGGTCAATGGTATCGGAGTGGTGTCCTCCGTCCAGGGTACGAGGAACCTGTACCCCGGAACCATCAACACGATGTACCACGTCCAGGCGAGAACCCAAGGAACAGGACATGTCACTTTGAACGCGCTGCGCACCGCCCTCACCTCGAGGCGCCTCCATGCACGCAGATCCGTTCGCGTCCAGTGACACATCCCTCCAATCCACCAAGATCGGATCAATCTTCCCTCCCCTACTAAAGATCCAATCGACCACGTCCAAACAGTCACGGACAACCGCATCAGGCGTAGTCACTTCCTTCGACAACTGATCACCATGCTTGTCAAGGGCCACCTTATGAAAGGTACGGTCCAAGTCAGGCAGAGATCGCTTCAGTTGAAGAAAGGAAGCGGCGAATCGGAGACCCTTCAATTGGTCTCGTCTGGTTCGATTTAGCCTCCCCGGTTCCCTCAGGGAGGCTCGTGATAAACGGAAAAGTTGGTGGATCAGAGAACCCAACTTTCCCGGACAAAGAAAACGCCAGGGTCGGTGGCCGCAACCGGCACCACCAACGAGCTTTTCCACTTCCAGTCCCACGCTTGGGGGCACATTTCCAAGTACAACAGCCAAAGGATGCGCTAGAAGCACTTTGAAGACATCAACCGCGACTGACGGCGGGACGCTCTGGAAACGGGCGTGAACTGTCATGAGGAAAATCTCCCGGGTACGGTGCGAACACCGGATACCCGAGAGATAAACAAGTTGGAGGAAACCTTTGCAGAAGGAATCCACCAACCCTTTTGTTCTCAGACGGTTGTCTACCTTGCCCTTGGTAGACGACGGGACGAGCACAGGAGAATGTTTTTGGGACTTGTTCTCAACCATGATCGATTAACCACACACTTAGCACGCTG